CTCGAGACGATCGCTTTCCAGTGCGATCTGGTTCAGACTCTTCTTGCTCATGATAGCCTTTTCGAAAAGGGGTGTTAATCGGGTGGAATTCCATAGAATGAACTCCACCCTCTTTCTTATTCCGGCTGATTGCCGTGACCTTCTGCTGCCTTGATCCCAGCGGCGACCAGATAGCCATGGAACTTAGCTGCACGCAGAGCGCGCGCCATCTCGTGCACGCCCGGTTCCAGTACCACGTCGCAGAAGTTGCGCACCACAGCCATCAGCTGATCGAACACCGCCAGACGCCGAGCCATCGGACCCGTTGCCGATTCTGTCCAGCTCATCGTCTCGGTATGACCTTCCTCGTCTTTGGACTCGATTTCGTATTCCGTCAAGCCAAAGTCGTCATAGATCAGATCGAGCGAATCGTCGATCTTGCGGAAGATCGGCCACACTGCGTTGTACAGTTCGAGGTAATGACGTGCTGCAGCAATGTACTCGCGGCCGAGTTCGATGAGCTTTGCCAGGTCTTCTGCTGCCAAGTGGACCTCTTGCTTGCTGCTGTGCATGAACATCTTCTTGACGCCATGCATGAACGAGCCGAATTCACGGATCGTGTACGGCGTAGCCAGTTCGGCGAGCTTGTCCAGCGCTGCGCCTTCGATAGCCACCGGTCGCGGATGGCGACCCTGCACTGCGTGAATACCTGTCACCGACAGATACGGCTGTTCACCTGCCGCACAGTTGTAGCGTTGATCGAAGTACTGGGCCGGACCATGGAGCTTTTCGACATCCAATGCCGTACGCTTGGCTTGTTCATCGCTGCTACCTTGACCCGTGTGCAGCGCATGGGAGAGCAGCTTCAGTTGATCGAAGGCCTTTTGCGAGAAGTCGGTGAGGATATATTTGGAGAACTCCAGGTCTTCCTTCACCTTGCCGATCAGGTTGTGAGTGACGGGGCCCTTCTCGTCGGAGAAGTGCTGCCACACGTTCGACATGTTCACCTTGATCTGGCCATGAACGTGCCCGCGGAGGATTTCCGATTCGAGCTCGTCCAGCTGCTTCTCGTATTTGGCAGCCATGCCTGCAGCCGAGCGGAACGTATCGACGAAGCCATCCTTCAGCTTCTTAAAGCGCAGGTGCATCTTGCTCTTGGCGATGTCACTGGCGCTTTGCTTACCTTCGAGCGCTACACCCGAGGTTTCATCCAACATGGTCGTCAAGCTATTGGCCTGCAGGACGAACTGATCGAGTTCGTCCTCATCCACCACTACCGCATCGCTTTCCAGCGCCTTACGGAGCGGATACGGCGGTTTGGCGATGGCTTCCAATGCCCGTTGCTGGAAACGCTCGGCAGCGTAGTTCTCCTGACCACTGAACGGTGTCTCGAAATACCCCGAGGTCGGTGTGATCGGTTGCTCGTGTTGCGGAGGTTGCGCTGTCGGTGCAACGACATTACCAGTCGGTGCCTGATCGAACGACTCCAGACCGATATTGCCCAATTTGATACGTTTCATGAAAACCTCTATTTTTCGATAACTTCGAACTTGATCACGGCAGGCGGAAACACAATGACTTCTTTCTGCGTTTCCGGAGCGATATTGCGCAACTGACACACCAGCGTCGCCAACTCGTCAGTAACCACCAATGCGTCGGTCTGATTCAGGTTGAGATGGGTCAGGACCACTACGCTACCAAAGGTCTGGGCAATGCTCAGGTCCGTACTGAAAGACAACGGACTATGACAGCGGTATTCGTAGTGCTTGTTCTGTTCTGGCGTTCCGGACAGACCCATGTTGTCCTGGTAGCCCAACTTCATGTCGAAACCACGATAGAGCTGCAGCTCTTTGAAGTTGTAGAGACGGTTGACGATCTTGGCCAACTCAGTAAGAGAAGGCAGGAGGTTACGATCGGGTGACAAGATCCAGTTGTCGAGCGCTTTGAGTAACTCGGTCTGGCTGGACAGGAGATGGAGTTTCCCCTGATCCAGCTTGTTCACGTCAATCTTCTTCGCTCCGTCATCCCACGTCTTCCAAAGCGCCCATTCGAGCGCCGGAGTACGGCGAGCAATCGGATACATTGTTTTCCCTTAGAAGGATGACCACTGCATCCAGTTGGGTTGTGTAATAAAGCCGTCGACTTCGACTTTATCGTCGTCTTGGACTTCACTACTGTCGTTGAACGATTCCAACGCCACATCCAGACTGTGGCTATTGGTGCCCATCATCGACGCCACCATTTCACGCGACCAGTTCATGATGTCGTTCGAACGGGTGCTGATGTTCGGCTCCCCATTCGTGTCCAGGAACACGTTCCAGATCGTGCAAGGGAACCGTTGACCGAGACGAGCCGTACGTGCGCGGGCTTGCTTGTATTCGTGATCCCGGAATGGCGAGTTCATGAAGACAGAAGTGGACGCCATGGTAAGCGGTACTGCTGTCGACAGAGAATCGAACGTCGCCACGAGCGGGTTCAAGTCTTCGTCCTCAGCAAATCGATTGATGATCGACTTCAAGTCCTTGTTGGTGTCACCATAGACGAGCAACGGCTGATAGCCTTGTTCCTGCAAGTACGTGTCGCAGGTCTTCACCACTTGCACGTAAGATGTGAAGATCACCGTCTTCGAGAGTGACCCATCGATCAGCTTAGGCAGTCCCACGTACGGCACCATGTCGACGTGACACTGGCTGCGCATCTTCCCCAGCACGCGACCCAGTGCTTCGCCTTGCACCTTCAGGTCCATGTACTTCACCACGGACCGTGCATCCAGGAACGCCACTTTCAGATCCCGTGGAAGCGTCGGTGCAATCCTGGACTTCTCGTAGTGATTACACCATGCGACCATGTCCTTCATGGTCTTCGGATCGTATCCTTGACGGATGGTCGAGATGTAGCCCTGATACTTCTTGAAGGCAATGACATCTTGACCGCCATGCAAAGTTCGCTGGAAGATCGATAAGGCGTAGAAGTAGGTCTTCTCGAACTCCTTGAAGTTCGCCTTGTAGAAAGCCATGCGTTCTTCAATGAACTTACGCATGACGTCTTTGACCGCTTCCAGCGTATACATCCCGCCGTTAGGCATCTTGATGTTCAGGCGAGGTTCGTCAGGCTCCATGTCCTTTACAGCGTCTACCTTGTACATCATCAGCCCGAGGCGATTGCGCAGAATATCGTTCGCACGACTGGAGTTCTTGCCGAAGATTTCGCGGAAACGAATCGACGCATCTTCATCGAAGTCTGGACACAAGACGGTCAGAATCGGAATGGCTTCGTTACCGATGGCCTTCAAGGGTGTGCCCGACATCGGCAAGATGTGCTGGCAGTTGGTAACCCTGCACAGATCGATCCAGAGGTTCGTACGCAGGCTCCCAAGTTCATTGAGGTTGTGGGATTCATCCACAACCATGAACGGCTTACGAACTTGATTCTGGTTCGCCTTGAAGAATTCGATAGCGCGCGCGAGCTGTTCGTAGTGGAACACGTAGTGCTTATAGCCCCATTCGAGAGGCTTATTTGACGTCGAGGTCCAGAACGAATGCTCTTGGGGTTTCTTGAAGATAGTGCCCAGCGTCTTGCTCCAGACTTCATCGACCGAATTCTTCGGCACAATGTAAATCTGGACATCTGCGTTCAGCGTCAAGCCCAATGCGATCGAATTGATCGTGTTGTGCGTAACGATAAACTGATTCGTCACGTAAAGGTGGTCTTCATCCTCAACGGAAATACACTGCGCTTCTTTCTGACCGACGTATTCGATACGATCAATACGCAGTTTGAGACTAGATGCGTATTGATTATCGTTGTTCATCCTTTCTTTCTTTCTCGGCAGAGTAAAGAGCTCTTCCGGATACTGATGGCGAATATGAACATCGTAGGATACTCGACCTTGCTTCTTCTCTCCTTTGTACGTAAAGGATTTTCTCTTGACCGCAATGGTGGCGATAGCGCCTAACGAGTGAGCCAAGCCTTGAACTTGTTCAGCCAACTGCAAACTTGTTGTCGTGTATGTCGCACTGCCACCTGTTCCAGCATAGCCGTCCGTATCCATCAGACCCTGGAGAAGCGCCAATCTCTGCTGATGGGAAGCATGCAGGTAGTCTTCCGGAATAAACTTGGTGTGACTGAGTTTGTACTGCAGGCCCAGATCAGCAAGTTTTCTCTTCAGACTGTTCTTGAAAGGTTCGCCTGGAACCTTGATCCCGGTAAGTGAAAAGTCATTTGCATTGATCTGATTCCCTATCTGCATATCGGGATCTAGCAGATCTGCAATTTTCTCTTTGATGAAACTTTCGGGATTGCTGACGTGAACAAATTCCTGGCTAATGCAGCCGTCACCAATCAAGACGCCAAGCAGATAGGGATGGATCGGAAGATCCAGATCAGGACCTTGCTCCGACTGAATCAGCGGAATGTAAGCACGACCGTCACGAAACGAAGACGACTCAAGAATCTCTTTCGTGGTTTTGATTTTCCAATGTTCCCCACCTTCATGACGAAGATGCACTTTCCAAAGGTGGTCGCCGCACACCTCGGTAGAACGCCCATCGGAAAACGACACTCGATAAATGTCCTTCTTGCCCTGAGGAAACACACCAGTAACTTTCGTGACCGTTCCCTTAGGTGTAATGACTTCAGTGCCAACCTGCATCTTTCCCATCATGGACCAACCGCCCGGCACCTTGATGGCTGCACTCAGCGGTTGTGCTTTACCCGAGCCAGGAGAGGCTGCCAAGATGTAGCCCTTGAGCTTCATCTTCGGCACCATCTCGTTATAGATGCGCAGGAATTCTTCTTGGTGTGGCAGCAGGGTCAGATTAAGCTGATCCAGCGCACCGAGGTCCAGGATGCCGTGGTGATCATCTCGGATCGTGTCGCGCAACCACGTGTTCTCGTACATCAGGTCAATGACCTTTTGCAGAGCACGGTTGTTATAATTGCGACTACGCTGTTGCAATACCGTCTTGAGCGTGTAAGCAACATCTGGTGCGAAAAACGGATTGAATGCGACGCTCGATCTCCCCATCTGGGAGAACATGAAGTTCGTGATTTTGCTCGTTGCCCAGATCTTCGCGATGTCTTTTGCTACGACGTCAGCAGGCAACCCCTCGACGTGAATAAGCTTTTGATCTTGCGTGACATCGATCTTGCCGATCAGACGCTTCAGGCCTGAAAACATGGGGTCCTCTGCGATTTATTAGTAAGGGCCAAAAATGGATTCATAACTATTTTGGCGCTTTGTTCTTTTAGCGGCATAAAGGGCCAGCAACACCTGGGCTGGTCAGGCCCAGGCGTCACTAGCAGGTACTACAGGGGAAAAGGATTACAGTTGCAGAGGATCGTCGAGTGCTGCCCAGAAAGGCGTTTCTTCGGAACTACCGATCGGACCACCACCCACCTTACGGCGGGTCGTATCCGGACCGTTGATGTCGTCCAGGATGCCGCCCACGGGCTGGAACGGCAACACGCAATACTGGTCGATCAACGGCGTTTGCCCCACAATCCGGTGCTTACCACGCTGTACCGTGAGCCAACTCTGTCCATTCACGATTTCGATGTGGATGTATAGCTCCAGATCCACCTCTTGGTCGATCTGACGAGAACCCGCGTAGTAGCCCTTGTTCGCGATTTCCTTCACGAAGTCCATCTTGCCTTCTCGGACCAACTGCTTCGCTTCCGTGGAGAGCTGGTGCGGTGTGATGCAAGTGATCTTTCTCGGGTTCGTGAAGTTACGCATGCGACGGAACATGTCGCGCACGTCGTGACCTGCCGGACCTTGCGAGCAACCCGTGGTCGGCACCATGTACAGATAGTCGAGGATCAGTGCATGGATTTCGTAACCATCTGCTTCGTACTCGATGATCTTGTTGCAAATGTCCATGTACGACCACTTGGTCGGGTCCACCCGCAGCATTTCGATGTGATAGCCATTGACCCCCATCTTCTCTTTCACGTACGCTGCGATCTCTTCCGGACTGGATTGTTCCAGCTCCTTGTCGGTCACGGCGATACCCGTCTCGTTTTCCTTCAGAGACGTATAGAGGAAGCGCATGTTGTTGTTGATGTCGTCCTCGAACGAGATTCGCAACAGCAGCGGCTTCTTGGCGGGGTCGATCATCTCCGGCACGTTGTACAGCGCCAGGTGTTTGAAGATCGACAGCGTAAAACCGGTCTTGTACTTGTGCTGCAGTGCTCCGATCACCACCTGCTCGCCACGACGGAAACCGCCGCGTAGCATTCGGTTGATGCCTTGCCAGCCCGTACGCAGAATCGAGTTACCATTCGATTCCTGCTGAATGTCCTTGAAGACCTCCGTCATCGAGTCCAGGTTGCTGAACGAGACGTGCGACACGATCGCCGGGTCCTTCGTCACCGCATCTTGCTGATACGGTTCCAACTCCGCACACACTTCGGCCACGAATTGCTTCATGTCCGTGATGCTTTCCCGGTTGAACTTCACGGCGACCCCTGCTTTGTGCAAGATCTCCTTGACTTTCTCTTCCCGGAAGTAATTTTGCAGCGTACGGCGGATGTTCAAACAGGTGCGCTTAAGCGACCCTTCGGCCAGCTCCCCCGTCACACCCTGTTCAAATGCCTCGTAAAGCGCTTGGTCTTCCCCGCAGACCACCTTCATGCGCTGCATGATCTCGAGCGGCTCGTAGACGTGATCCTGTGGCGTATCGCACATGGCCAGTGCTGTGCTCTTCAAACCAGCCAGGATTTCCGTTTCCGGATCGAGGGTCAGCTGCTGCTCCGGTAGCTTAATCGTCGATACAATGTTACGCACCAGGTTCTGGGAGCGTTCCATGGTCGGCGGAAGCTGACTTTCACGATAGAGCAGGGTGATCGCGTTCACCAAAAGGAGTCGGTTATTCATTTCTGAAGCGGTTGATTGATGTTGTTCTCGAGTCTTGCGCCGCTATTACCCCATCATCTCTATGAAAATGATGATTATGTTGTGGCTGAGCGACTAATCTCGAGCGATGGATTCTTTGCGTATGCCTGTTGTTCTCGGGGGCGTTTCTCCTCCCCTGTACATACTCTAGGCGAACGGCAGCAAAAATTAACACCGACACCCATTCGGGAGCAGAACGTGGCTGAAAAGAAGATTGTGGTGATCCCGTATTGGATCGCCGAGACGGTTCATCGAAACAAGATGAACCTCGCGGATGCGCTGGATTTCGAAAAGATTCGGCGTTTCTGCTCCCCGGCCGATCTGGCTGGTTTCGTCGCTGTGCAGGATTGTGCACCTAATCTTGTAGGCGGCGACGTGCACGCAGGGTCCTGGAGCCTGTACCAGGGTTGGTATGAAACACTTCGTACGGAGGATGGAAAGAGCTTACTGGCTAATACGGTAAATCCGCTGACGTTCGACGAGTCGTTCGTCAAGGACGCGAAAGAACGCTTGTTTGGCGAAGACAGTCGAAGCGAGCGCCACAGCGAACCTTTTCATTACTATGACATAGCACCTGCCGTTGGCGCGATGGTCATTAGTCCGGGCTTCTATACGTCCAATGCTTCTGAAGATCTCCACCTCACCACAGTGGAGGCGATTCTGAAAGCATTGTATGTGTACGCACCGCACGACGAGGTGGCTCGCACACCTTGGTTTCGGCGCTGGTTGGAGCTGCTTTCGAAGAAGAAAGTCGCAGTTCCGGCATAAGCGTCACAAGCCCCAATAGCAACTTCGTTTAATCACAAGGGATAGAAAATGTCCAAACTGTATCAAATCGGCAACGGTGAAGAGCTCGGCACCATCAACTCGCTCGTCGCCAAGGTTCAGCATCAGTTCAACCGGGGTCCCGTGGTCGACAAGGGCTTGGCAACGTCCATCGTCGCGATGGAATCGCTGGACGCTATGCGTACGCAAGAGCTCGATACCTCGATCAAGGGCCTGAAGGCTGCTCTCGAAGGCATCAGCGAAACGTTCGCGAAGGAACTGAACCAGAACGACGGCCTCGTCAAGGGCAAGCACACGGCTGCGCAGAAGCAAGCTGGTCTGATCGCCGCGATCGTCGCGGGCGACATGGCAGGCTTCCTGAAGGCACCGGTCGCACGCAAGGTCTCGCTGGAAGGCCACACCTACATCCCCGCAGTCGGCAACGGCGCGATGGACAAGCGTC